TTAGTGAAGTATAATGCGTAAAGAAAACAAACATCATATTCTGTAAGCATCTTGGCATGAAACTAGTCGGGTACGCTCGTGTTTCTAAGTCCGAACAAGCAGAAAACTCTAACGCTTTAGAACAGCAACAGCATCGTCTCAAAAAAGCGGGGGCTGAAGAAATCTACACTGATGTCCAAAGTGGTAGATGCGATGACCGTCCGGCAATGGATCGCTTATTAAACTTAATCCGGCAGGGACGGGTAACGGCAGTTGTGGTGACGAGATTCGACCGAATTGCCAGATCCGCAAGGTTTAACTACGAAATCATGAAACTCCTAGAAGATACTGGAGTCTTGCTGAAAGTCCTGGATGAGGGAGACATTGACTTTGCCAGTCCTCACGCCTGGAAGCGCACTCAGCAAGCTGGTATAGATGCCGAATTTGAAAGTCGTATGCTTAGCAAAAGAGTCAGGGATGGCTATGCATTTTTGCGAGAAGAAAAGAAGGCAAGCCCCAGAATCCCCTACGGCTATCGGCGGGTGAATGAATGCTATCAGCTAGATCTCGAAGTTCACCATATTGCTAGGGCAGCAATTGAGCTGTATTTAGAACTGCGATCGCTGCCTTCTGTCTGCCGCGAAGTCTATCAACGCTACGGTAAATCTTGGAGCGTCACGGGTCTGCGTAATTGGCTGATGAATCCCGTCCTGGTCGGTCATACTCCCTATAATCAAAAGCATCCTAGAAATGTAGCCAGTCCGCAGTCGGGAGAAATTATCTACCACACGCATCCGGATCAAGCACTGATGCTAGAAACTGAGCAGCAGGAAATTTTACAAATCCTGCAAGAAAACATCCGTTTGTGGGGTGCTAACTCAAAGCAAAATGTCTGGTGCAATCCTCTAGGCGGACTAATCTTCTGCGGCGGCTGCGGTCATACGGTGGATATCCTGGGTAAACCTAGCGGGGGCAAGGCTACCCCTAAAAGGCGGATTCGCTACGCTTACTGCCGCGTCAGGGGGAAAAAGTTCGCTAATCTTACCTGCGATCAGAAGTCAACCGTCAAGTTTGAAGTTATCGAGCAGGCTGTAATTGACGCAATTGTTAGTGCCGCTCAAACGATTGCAGAAATTGCTGATGCTTCCTCGCCCCAGGTTGAGCCAGTGGAGCTGAAGGAATTGCGATCGCAGCTCGCCGGATTGGAATCACTGGGATACAACCAAGCAATTGAAGCAGCTAAACAGAATTTGAGAGTGCAAATTGAAAACTTGGCTCATAAACTGCAATTTGATTCTGCCGAATTTAGTGGGAATCGCGAGTTGCTGCTGGAAGTTTTTCGGGATATTGATTTTTGGATGCAACTGCCACCGGATAAGCGTCGGCGGGTGTATCAAAAGCTGGTGGGTCGGGTCGTAATTCTCGATGGTGCGATTTCGTCTGTGGTTCTGAAGCTTTAGCTTTCCGTTCGGCATACTCCAGCGCTTCAGTCTTGAGCCATTGCCAGAATGATTCGGTCATTAGTCCGTCTCGGTTGGGTTTAAGTGCTGCTTTAAAACTGCGTTCTGTGCTTTTAAGTTTTTGACTTGCTTTCTCAGCTTTCTAATTTCAGCTGCTAGTCTGAATTCCATATCCACGTAGTACACGCATCTACTTTGCAGTTCCCCATTGTCCTGTTTCAGCTTGTTATTCTCGGCTATCAGCCTCTGTGTAGCTTCGTCAAAGATGGGAATTGCTTTAGGCTTTGTCATAAGTATTCTTTGCGATTTTGAGAATTGTCGTTAAACTACGGCATATTTCGGCAATTTCTGCTGGAATTACGCCATTTCCAAGCATCTTCTGCCTTTGACATTTGCTGATAGTTATCTCTTGACCGTTTGCTGTAATGCCGCGCTCTGTTGAATTCACTTGCCACCCCATAAGGCGCTCGTATTCGGTGGGATAAAGCGGACGTATACTGCCATCTGGAGATTTCACTCTGAAGCTGCCACCACCACCCGATTGCGATCGCAGTGTTGGTGCTATTTGGGAATAGAAGCGATCGCCATCTGGGTGACGGTCAAGGATAATTCCTGGCGATTCTAGACAATCGGACATGCTAGGGCGTAGTGGTGAGGTGGAGTTTTGCCGCACGTCTCCCGTGATAACCAACACAGAAAACTCGCTCCCGATTTTGGGGAACCCATTGCTTACCATTTTTGACTTGCCACGACACGCAATACCCCACTTGGGCGAACGATTGGAGGACAGCTTGAAAATCTCGCTCCTGGTTGCTGCCCAATAGTCCTGAGACATTTTCAAAAATGAAACTCTGAGGCTTTTGTAGTCGCAAAAATCGGATGAATTCAAAAAACAAGCTTGAGCGATCGCCACTAAGTCCGGCTCTACTCCCTGCCACTGACAAATCCTGACAAGGCGATCCTGCAATAAGTAAGTCTGGTACTGGTAAGTGTCGAATAAAGTCGTCTGGAACCCTTCTAATATCGGTTTCAATGAGTTGGACATAAGGAAATCGTTTTCGGTAAACAGCAGCGGCATATTTGTCAGCTTCAATAGCCCACAGTGGTTTATATCCAGCAGCGATTGCGCCTTCTGTGTCGCCACCACCGCCAGAGAAAAGATGAGCGGTAGTTAGCACTTACGCAAACTCCAATTCTTCGCCATTGACGCTAATGCCCCATTCAGGATGCAGCTCTACTTCCTGTCTGACTTGCTGCCTGTAATGCTCCTGGCGAAACTTCCCATTCCATTTGGCTAAAAGTCTTGCCCTAGCATTACCGATTGGATCTGGTGTAACTGCGACAGGAGTAGGCGTTGACGCGCTGCACGTAGCAGCATGGATTGAATTGGATTCCCTTAGCTTGATTTCCTCCTGATACTCCTCCCACAGCTCATCTCTGCTGCGCTTGATTAATGCGATCGCAACAGATTTGGGGAATGTCGGCGGCTGGGGAAATTGCTTGACTCGCTTGATGACCCAGTTGAGAAAATCTGGATCTGCGTTTTCCACAGTTTCCACAGGGGCGGCGGAATTTTTGTCCTTATCCGAAGTCTTTACTTCTGCTTGAGTAGCTTCATTTGCTGGCAGCAACGCAGCGAGTGATTCTAGTTTGCCTCTTGGCTTGGTATCTGGGATCGAAGCAGAGAATTCGGCGATCTCTTCTAACTCCGCTTCCGTTTCCTTTCTTGTCTCTCTCTCATCCTGCGCCAGAGAGAGAGGTGAAAAAAGGTGAGAAGAAGGTGAAGAGTCGCTGCAAGCTTTATCTGGCAATGGTTCTAGGTGTGTTTCACTGCCACTATTGTCAGTCTCACTGCCACTATTGTCAGTCTCACTGCCACTATTGTCAGTCTCACTGCCACTATTGTCAGAGTCAGTTTCGGGATTTAGAGAATTGTTAGGGTCAATCCACAGGTCAATGGAGCCGAAGATTTTCTCTTTGAGCAATCCTAGTTGGATCAGCTTGTTTTTGGCACGGTAGAAGCTGCGTTCTGATATGTTCCACTGCTCGCAAAAGATTGAGATGTTAGGGATGTGCAGCTTCCATCCGTTTTTACGCAGGGCGCGGATCAGATAATAGAGATAGGAATGACTGTTGAGTAGTCCGTCTTTGTAGTCACGGCGTAGGTCTTCGGCTTTCAACCGTAGTTCCGGTTGCCGTTTGGTTGCGATCGCAGCCATAATGATGTTGTCTCCTTAATCGGGGGTGTGGCTACCTGTACCGTGCAAAGTTCTGGGTAGTCACCAATATTTTGAATCAGTCACGATCCAGTTTTAATTAACTGGTTAATTTCATTGCGGATTTGTCGCTGCTTTTGGATCAGTTCTCGCCGTTGGTAGATGGCGCTGTCCAGTTGGTCTAAGCTCATCCCTAGCTTAGTTGCTGCCTTCCGCAAAAAGTTAATTCCTGGTGTTGCTTCTTTGTACAAATATTGCCTCCATGTGTCATCCGGTATACATGTAAGCGTGGATAGTTGAGGCACTGTCGCCATAAGGAAAGCTTCGGTATCCATCTTTATATTGTTTCTTTATACCACAAAGTAGGTTAATTATACTACTTTAAAGGATAAATACAAGCCTTTCTAGGGTGTGAACCGATTGCAGTATTCCTGTGGTAATAATTCTGTAGTATTAATCCATAATCAGGTAGAATTGATACATTAGTGGGTAGATTATAGTTAGCAAGTTTATCTACTGGGTTAAACAAATGGATTATCGTCAAGCTTTGCGAGAGACGATGTTTAGATACGGAATTAAGGTTGTGGATCTGGCTCCTAAAGCTAAGGTCAAGCAAACTCAGCTGTCAGCTTTTCGGACTGGCAAGCGCGATCTGTATGCTTCGACTTTGGAGCAGGTTGTCAATGCTATGCCGTCTGAGGCGCAAGCTTATTTTTACGAGCTGTTACGACGGTCGGCGATCGCTCCTGACGCTTCGGTAAAAAATTTAATAACGTCTGAAAGCTATACAGAGAGAGAGTTTACCCCCCCCCCCTGCGCGCGAGATCGTAAATTGAATAATGATTATCAGTTGGTTTAGTGAAGTTCCGCCCCAAAGCTGGTTGGATCTACCTGAAGCATCTACCGCACCGTGGGAATTAACAGCTTGCCTGCTGCTGCTCCTGTGCCTCATTGTCTGGGGTTGGTGGCAGTTGAGGGAAGATTGAGTAGTATTGCGATAACCTGGTCAACCATTTTTCCCAGTGTTGTTCCATCTCTGATAAATCGAATTGAAATAGCTGCGCTTTTTCTGGGGTGATAATGACGATCAGGGTTTGCTTTATTGGTATGCCGTGCAGCCATTCGTAAGCTTTAGCGTATGCAGCAACTTGGAGCGTATGATCGCCGATCCATGCCAGGCGCTTTGTCCTATAACTAGTTTTCCAGTCGATGACGGTAGTCTTACCCTGCCAGTCGGCGATTAAGTCTAGAGTGCCAGCGTATTTATGCTCTGGGTGATAGACAGCGTGTTCGCAGTATCCAGGGTTGGCAATTGCCTTGACTATCCGCTTGACCGATTCCCAATAGGGCTGTAACTCCGGCGTAATTTCTGGAGTGCCAATGTTGTAGAGCGAGTGTGCGATCGCAGCATGAATTTTTATCCCTCGCTCTCTGGCTGCTTCCTGCTGTGCCTTGCCGCCGTCAGTGCCGTGAATCTTATCCATCTTGTGTTGCCACTTCCGCAGGTGGTCGCGTTCCTCTGAGGATTTGGTAGCGTCAAGGATTGTCGTGACTGAAGGAAACACCCCCTTCGGAGTGTCGTAATGTCTGCCGTTGGGGGTTTGAAGCTGAGTAATCATTGTAATTATTGCTGCTGGGATTGAGCTTTGATCCGTTTACCTAGTTGTATGGTTTTCTGCTCGTGTTCTGTCAGCCAAGCGTAGTATCGACCGAGTGCGGTGCTTACTTCTGGGGGAGCTACTATTTGGTAGGACTCCAGCCACTGCTTGGCTGTTCTGATTTCTTTGACTCGTTTCCTGAGTCTCTCTAGGCGTTCTTCGGTTGGGTTCATGATGTTTGCTCGGTTTTCAATTTCCAGTCGGGACATTCATTTTGCATACACGGGCTACAGCAATCTTCGCTATATGGATGCACGGCACAGGGGAGGTGAATGTTGTTACTGAAATAGATGCAATCTATGCAGGCGTGACGCACGATTTTCTGAGTGACTTCTGCCCGTTTGCAAGGATTGAATATACTTTCAAATAAGCTCATTTAGCTGCGTTTCATACTGGTAGTTGTGGCGATTTGGCGGGACCAATTCTTAAAGATGCGTTGCGTAAGAATTCCCAAGCTAATTTGGCGTTCTCTCCGTCTAAAACTTGGCGTTGTCGTGGTCAAAGTGAATCCAGGTGTGGTTTTCGGTGTGCATGACGCTAGTGATTAATTGCAAATTGATAATGGTGTCGTTGATGCGGATAAATTGAGCATTCATGGCTGTTTGAGTGTTTAATTGCAAATCGGGAGTAGGGAGATTAATGGTTCTCCCTAAGCCGTGGTTAATTACTTCCGTGCTAGCTTGCCAGATCTGGGCTGTGGTTCCTCCTCTGGCTGCGCTTTGGCAGAGTTGACTAACATTTGGATCTCATCAGCTGTCATGCCGTCAATGCATAACAGCGGTGTTCCCATGTCTAACAGCGTGGGCTTGGATTTTAAAAATGCGACGATTTGTTCTAGCTGCGCTTTCTCGCCCTCCGTTGTGCGTTCCCGCCATCTCCAAACTACGCTGTGGTAATTGCCAAGGTCGCTAGAGTGCTTTTCAAAGCTGCCTGTAAAGATTCCTAGTGCTGGCTCACCGCTTGCCATCAATTCAGTAATCTTCTGCGAGAACTGGTTGATGCTGCGCGTCTTTAAATAGGTGAGGCATACGGTATTGGCTGGTAATTTGTCCTCGCCAGGGGCGGGAATAAACCACACTTGCAACCATTGGGTGTTCCTGGTCTTGCCCAACGTCCCGAAAAACTGACTGACTTTGATAATAGAGATATCGATAGAATTTCCTCGGAAGTCATCATCGCCAACTTTCCACTGTCCGACACTGCAATCGTTTCTCACGGAGAATGGCGCTTGTGGGAGGAATATTGCGTTCTGGGGTTTCGTGCCAAAAACTACTAAGTCTGTCATTGTTTTTCCTGTTTTGTGTTAGTTAATGTCCTCGTCTCTCCGAGGTGTCACACCATAAAGCAGGTGTCGCGTCGTCCTTGGGACTAGACTTGATAACCCCGTAGAGTTCCCGTCAAGCGCATTGAGGCAGTTTTACGCCATGCCTAGGGCGGGTTGGTTAGAATGGGTTGTTATCGTAGTTAGGGACTGTTTCTGGTTGCGGCTGGTAGTAAACAATTCTGCCGTCGCTGTCGTGACGAAGTTGCTTAACTCCTTCGCAGTAACCTTTTAGATATTCGTCTGTGCAATACTGGGGTCTGTAGCCAAATGCTCCATCGGTCATTCCGTCAAGGTAGATAGAGTTGGCGATCGCGTCCTGTTGCTCCACTCGCTCTTGCTCGATTCGGTATGCTTCGTAGGGTGTCATGTTAGAATGCTCCATAATAATGATGTTTGTTGGGGAGGGGTGAAACCTCCCCTTTTTACTAAGCTGCGACTGGCTGCTTTTGTGCCGTCAGGTAGTCAGCTAGAGTGCTGAATCCTAGATAGTCGAGCGTGGCGTATCCGTGCTTGCAACAGCCTTTACCAAAAAATTCGATTTGGTTCGTGTAGTCATTGCAGTTGCAGCTAACGCGATCGCTTTTGACAATTACTAGATAGCTAGTACCCTTCTTGGGATTGAATACGTTGTAGCCTCCTGGCATCCAGCTTTCTTCCCATACTTTTAGACCTTTTGCTTGCTGCTTGCGCCATTGGGCAAAGTGGTTTTTAAAAACTGATTTACTGATAAAGCTTGGTCTTCTTCCTTCGGAATAGACCCAAACTACTGTTTTCCATACTTGAATTCTTACTTTGATTTCTGGGTAATAAATGCCCAGAATTCTTCTTGCTGCACTAACTGAGTAGAGGATATTTTGTGCCGTAACCATGATGTTTGTATAGCCGAATAATGATGTTTGATGTGGTTTTCCCACATCTCTATAATACCACAAAACGGTATAGAAACAACCCATTACAGTAAATTTATGCTACAATAAGGGTATAAGTTAAGGAACAAACATCATGAGCGTAATTGGCGTAACTGGGGTAAGACAGCTGACAGACAGACAAGCCAGCCAAGCTAGAGCTGAGCTGTGGCAGCTGATGAGAAACGCGATTGAGTTGCACGTTGGCGATGCAACCGGGGTAGATGCAATTGCGATCGCCTACGCTGAGGAGATGGGCTGCAAAGTGCATGAGTACAGAGCAGGTGGCTTTGAGCCGTGGCAGCTGCAAGCCAGAAGTAAAAGAATGGTGGACAACCTAGCAAAACGGGGTGGAGTGCTGCACGCTTTCCCGAACAAACCCTGCCCAGCCGGACTGCATCCGCATCGTTGTAAGAGCTGGCTTGGTTCTGGAACTTGGGGTACTGTTTGCTATGCCGTGAGTAAAGGAGTACCAGTAGAGCTGCACCTACTGACAGCTGACGTACCAGTGCCAGGGTGGATGGAGACTGAGCAACTGACACTGCTATAGAAAAAGTGAGGGGCGATCGCTTGACCGCTCCTTCTGCTACGCTACCACCTTTCTAAAACTTAAGCTCCACCTTTCACTTTTACACTTCTTAACACCATGAATTACTTTATTATTAAACTCAATGACTTCGCCATTACTTAATAACTCAATTCTATTATTATAAATAAATTCAACATTACCACCGAATAAATCATCTTGACTTATATTAATTACCACTACTTTATTATCAAAAATACTCTTATCGACATGCTCTTTTAACTCAATGCCAATATCATATTTATACAATAAAGCACTATTCCAATCATCCCCATTCCACCACTTATTACCTACCAGTCTTAAACCCCTATCAATTTCTTTCCCTTTGAATACACTACATTTGAAACCTAACTCGACACCTACGCCAAACCATAAGCACTCTCTGCCGCTACTATTTTCCTTACCATTCCATCTCTCTTTTTTTAGCTCGACTTTTTGACTTTCTACCCATTCCCAAACCCTCTTTTTATCAACAAATCCTAATCTTTTTAACATAATATTTTCATCTTTAACTAACATTATTATAGCAAAAAATTAGCATACTTAGTATAATTTGTAACCGCAAAGATTGACTCTTCTTCGCCGTCCTCGGTTCCGTTTTTCCCCAAAATCGCCACCAAAAACCCGGTTAAATGGGAAACCAGCCAACTCGACTTCTCACGTACTCCGAGACTATACTGGGACAGTATTTGAGCGATTTGTCAAGATGCTGGCTAAATATTTATTTGAGACTGAACCTGATTGGGGTATTCCCATACTGGATAGTCAGCGTCAACCTGACTTAATACCTAGCCCCATCCTGCCTTGGGGGGCTGTCAGTCGGACAAAAAGGACTGCTCCTGCCTATCATTTCTATGTCGATGACGTGAAGTTTGAACCGTTGTGGCGGAGTCCTGATAAGCTGCTGCGGGTGCAGCCGTTAGTTGTCGTCGAGCCGAATTTCTCAATAACTGCTGACGATTCAAAAGCGGTCTGTTTTTGGCAGCTCTATCGCAAGCGTACCTTGGCTCGAATTTGGCAGGCTGCTGGTATAGATGTACTGGTGGATCTGAATGTCCCCGATAAATATCTGGATTATGCGTTGTTGGGCGTGCCGTCTGGTTGGTCTGGATATGCGACCAGGGGGCATCATGTTGAGCCGAAGTTAGTCTTACTGCGTCAGTATGCGATCGCCAAGTCTCACAGTGGTTTAGATAAACCTTATTTCCTGGTTTACGCTGGTGGCAAGTCCGTGCAGGCATTGTGTCGCCGTCACGGGTGGGTTTATCTGGATACTTATCGCGGGGGTGCGTGATTGGGTAAGGGTGGTAGGAGTTCGGTAGACCAAATTAAGGACATCCGCGATAGCGTAACTCGCTGGGCTGACAAGATTGGCGGTAGGGCGCAGCGGGGGTTTAAAAAAACTCCCACTGGTAAGAATGTGTTTGGAGAGTCCATAACTGGGGATTTTGGGGCGCGAATTCAAAAAGATCCGTCTCAAGCTCCCCGTATTCGCGAAACCATTGCAAATATCCGCAGCACCATGCGTGACGATGTGGCTGAGATTAGAAAGCAGGTGCGCGATCTTCGCGCGTCTGGTCGCCGCCGTGATGCTGACGATTTGATTGAAGCTCATTGGAAACAGGCTGATGCGGAAATCATGAGGTATCGCGATCAGTATCAGCTTTATCGTGGCTCGGCGCAGGAACGTGCTGTCGATCAGGCAATTCGCTCTAATGTCTATAAGGTGAAGGTGATGGAGGAATTAGCAGGAATTCGTCCGCCAATGCCGAAACGAGATTTTGATAAAGTCTCAACTAGAAAGCCAGGGGAGACGAGGGGGCGGAAACCTAAGCCGCTGCCTCCGAATGAAGGGTGGTTTCAATGAAGGCTCAGATTATATTCAACCCATCGCGGTTCAAATATCCAGTTGGGATTCTTGCTGGGAATTGGTTGCCACTGACTATCTGGTGGAATTCCATTAACTAAAAACCACACTGCCCATGTGAATTTGTCCGGCTTGCCCTGGAGTTGTACAAATGTACCATTGCGGCGGTAGTAAGAGGGTCCCTGACTGTAGGTACTGGTAGAAACTCCGGCTGGTGGTGTGCCGATCCCGTTCCAAGTGACAGTGTAGGTTTTGGAGTTTAGCTGTCCGTTGTTGTAGTAGTAGCTGGCAAATGTCCAGGTGTCGCCAGTTCGATCTGTGAGGGTGTTAGTAACGTCTTTCCCGATGGCGATCGCACGTCCGATATCCTGCTGTCGGTGTTGGGTGTAGTCGGATTGGGAGACTATGGAAGTGGGGTGCAAACCGTTCCAGTTGCGCCATTGTATGGTAGTGGGGATTGGCTTGTAAGTTTTTAGTCGCTTGCCTAGTTTTGGCAGGGGTATGTCCGGTATTTTTTTGAGCGGCGCTGGCTCGATAATTAGCGATCGCTTTTTTGGTGGGACGATTAGCCGAAAGTTTTTTACCACAGATCCACTTCTAGAATTTTGGCTAGGGTTTCTACTTCTTTGTAGTAGTTGCTGAGGCGTTGTTGATAGCTGGGTCGGCGGCTGGTGGTTTTGGTGCGATCGCCATAGGTTGTGGTGGTAGTGCTACCAGGGCGAGTTGTGGTAACGGTGATGTCTTGGTCTGTGACTTCTTGGCTGACCTGGATTAAGTTTCCTGAGTTAGGCGCTGTGTTGTTGAGAGCGGTATCACACTTGTTAACCTGTTCTGCAATCAGGCTGTTTTCGCCGTTGCTGTATTCTTTGATCAAAATTGTTTGGGAGACGAGCGTGTTTGCTTGTTGGAGGTGGAACTTAACTTTGGCTTGTAGGTTGCTGTTTAGTGGTTGGGTGCTGGGGGTGATAAGGTCAACAACATTGCTGGCTCCTGAAGTGCCGCTGGAGTTCCAGGCTTTGATTCGGTAGTTTAGGCTTTGGTTAGTTCCTACACTTAGATCTGTGTAGTTCGTGCCCAAAACTGTTGCATGGTAGTTGCCGTTTTTTTCGACGTAGTAGACTTCAGCGTTACTGGAAGCATCCCAGGTTAAAACAACTTTGCTGCTGGTGACTGCTGTAGCTCTGAGATTGCTGGGTGAACTGGGGATTGGTAGTGGCGGTGGCGTGGTAGTGAATGACCAGGTTAGTCCGGTTGTTGTACCGTCGCTGTTAGTTGCCGTGACTCGCCAGAAGTAGGTGGCTCCTGGCGTGAGGTGTTTGATTTCGTAGCTGGCAGTAGTTAGATCGGTAGCAATAATTGGCGGCGGGTTGCTTTGTCCGAAAGCTAGGTTAAAGCTGTCGCCGCTGGAGTCCCATAATAGGGTTAGTGTGGTGTCGATTCTGTTGGTTGCGTTACTGGGAACGGGGTTACTGGGTGCGGTTGGCGGTCCGGCGAGCGCATACGTGCCGTTTTCGCGGCGGCGTAGTTCGACAATGCTGTTGGCGCTGATGGGGAAACTGGTATAGTTGGTGCTGCCGTCCGTAACTAAGCTAATACCGTTGGTGTCGTTGCAGATGCCAGTTTCAATTTTGATGTCGCCCGATTCAAGTAGGGTAATTTCCCAGACTATACCAGGGTTGCCGATTGTGCCGCTGGTGCTGATATTGCCCTCAAACCGGATGTGAAATTCTCCCGTGGTTGCAAGTGTATAAACTCGCTGATAAGAGCGATCGCCAGCTGTAATTAAGATGCCTCTGCCTGGGGTGGTGTGGCTTAATCCGCTGTATTGGTTGCTTCCATTGCCAAAGGTGATGTAACTATTAGAGCCGACAAAAATGTTGTTGCGATAAGTGCTGTTGTAGAAGGGAAAGTTAAAGCCAATATCGCCAATGTTGATGTTGCTGTCGTCTTGGTTTCCCTCAAAGATGAGGGTCATGCTTGCCGGATCGGTCAGGGTCATAGTGGGGAAATCGCCCCGTTATTTGGCGCTCGTTTTTTTGGCACTCCGTCAGCAATATCGACAAAAATAGCTGTCTGGTTTACTCCGGTGTTGGGCGCTGCCGACCATTGCAAAATGATTCCGCTGGCTGCTGATACGCTGCCCGTGTCTCCTTTGGGTCCAGGGATGGAGTTGATGTAAGTCCCGCCGTCAATTAAATAGCCTGCTGCTGCTTCTTCTGGATCTCTGTAATTCCTGACTCCCAGGCTTCTCGCTAGCATGGTGGTTTCTTGCAGGTAATACCGCTGTCGCTTTGCCCACGTTTCCCGGTTTTTAGAGTCAGTTGTGCGAATCACATCTCCAGTAATTGCAATGCGTTCGTCTGTAATTAAATCGCCAGCGGTGAGTTGGGTCAGGGTATAGGCGGCTTCGCACCTGGTCAATAGATCGCCAATCCGCGTCACTGTCCAGTTATCCGGCACTTCGTTCATTGCCCGTTCCAACCGTGCGCGATCGCCTGCGGGAGTAGCAGCGGTGTGGGAAAGATGAAAGCGAGTTTGGGATTTTTGAGTATCGGATAGGGCTGGCATTATGCTGCTATAAATACGAGATCGCGGAAGTAGTTGCTGTTGTTGAAGCTAGAGTTAGGGAAAACGCCTGGGCTATTTGCAAATACGCCAGCACCAACTGGAGCAATTAAGTTGCCGCTGACAATTTGAGCGTTGAATCCTTGGGCTGCGAATTCAAAGCTGTTTGCTGCTGAGTTTACTGATACTACGTAGATTGTGTTTGCGGCAATTGTGAGGGGGCTGGGTAGAGCTTGCTCTTGCCAGCCGCTACTTGTCTCGCCTGTAAATGTAATTGAAGTAAGCTGAGTACCGGATTCAGTCCAGATTTTTCCTGTATGAGTTACGTTGTCTCCTGTGGTTTTTCTAAACCGGATTGCCAGAATTTGCCCAGAGACGGCGCTTTTAAACTGCATTCCCAATTCATATGGACCGCCAGTTCCAACACTGCCAGTTTGGGTGGTGAAGATTGTTTCTCTTTGCCTACGCCGTTTGGAGCGTTGTAGCAGTCGCGATCGTAGTGGATTAGGCACTTGGGTTCATTTCAGCCGCAAATATTGACCAGTAGGTATCGATTACATCTAGAATTGCGGAGTCTTGGGAATCCCCAGTCTGAATCGCTTCAATAATTTCGCCTTCACTCAGGCTGCCGAATACTAATTCAGCTTTAGCAGCAATCAACAGCCGGATGTGATTCTGAGCGTCTATGCGATCGCGGAGTTTTGCAGCTAGTGCTTTATCAGCTGTACTGGCGTTTGGATCGATAGTTACGGATGCAATCTTGTTGGCTAGCGCCATGCGGATTGTTCGGGCAAACATGGGGTTTGATTCAAGGGAATCTTTGAGAAATAAGCTGAGCATTAGTTTTGTTCTACTCCTAGTAGTGAAGCGCGAAATCTTTGACCGGATGATGGTGAGTAATTGCTGCTGCCAGTGAAGATTAATTGCCCGTACAGGTTTTGAGAGCCAGCCGCAGCACCAAATGGTAGGTTTATGGCGTTGGCGTAAGACTCCACGCAGTTACTTCCCGATCCGCCGTTAACAAATGAAGCAAAATCAACATAGCCGATTCTGTTGTTAAAGTCAGCTTCGAGTAGGGTAAAGGTTGATTGATCTGCGATCGCAGATGGGGGAGAGTTGTACAGCCACAGTCTACAGCTGAGGTTGCTGCTGGTTCCGGAGATGCACAGCTTGGCTCCGATTAAATAGCCCGATCCAGCTACAATTCTGGCAGCATTGGCAAAGGTGAGAACTTTGGGAACGCTTTCGTTAATTGACAGCTGACTACCGCCCGTGTACGTTGTGGCATTCGCCGGACGGGTAATTAAGTCTGAGATTGCGGTTGACGTGCGACCTCCTACTTCGCCAATGTGGTTTTCTCCGGCTGCAATAGTTCCGCTGCCACCACCGCCACCGCTACCACCGTTATCTGCGATCGCTTTGAGTGCGGCTAAGACTTTCTCATTCCAATTGCTCAGGGGGAATTCAAACGGCATGGTTATGGCGCAAACGTGCGTGCTACTTCAATGAATCTGGTGTCCAGCGCGGCATATCCCATGTAAGCCAGCCAGATCAAGTATAAGAATCGTTCGTAATCGTCGTTTTTGTTCTTCCTGATTTGTGGAGCCATACCCACGCCGTACCCTACAGCATGGGGACCGAAGAATATGCCCAAGTGTCCGGTCAGCGCGTTCACTATTTCTGTGGGAATGTTGTTACTGGTAATGAATCGGAATCCTTCGTAGATTCCCAACTCGCCGCGATAGAGACGTTGGGGCGATCCAAACTGCATCGCTCGTAAGAATTTATCGTCCTGTTTCAGATGCGCCTCCATGCGGGGGCAAATGGCAGCGGCATAGAGTCCGTCACTAAATGTCGGGACATTGCGCGTCATCAGCTTCTCTTTGATTTTGATTAGATCGTCCGTACTAATCTTGTCAGTTGCCAGGGTAGCGTTATCAGCTTTACTGCCTGGATTGGTGGTGTTGGGACTGGTGAGATAAAGCCTGCACAATACGCGATCGTGCCATCTCATTTGGTCATCTTTGAGCAACTGTCCGCCAATGGAGTTGAAAAAGTCCAATGGATTTTTCCAGTCAATTAACTTCTGCTGCGCTCGTCTTGCCACTTTCTCGGTGATTCCTAGCGGTACAACTCGGTTAACTGCCGTGTTGTAAGGACCACCGTATTCTTGCAAGATAATGGTCACGGCTTGGGCGGTGATTCCTACGGGGTCAGCTATGCCGATGGGGGTAGTCTCGTTTAGCTGTCGAGCAATCTGGGTCAATCCCGCTTCACCGAAGTGGGGATAGCGGTTGAGAACGATGGTGTCGCCCTCGGTTTTGTTAAATTCGATTTCCTTGTCGGCGAATTGGTCGAATACATAAGCCGATGTCGGATCTTGCAACATCTGGGCGCTCAATAGAGCAAAGAAGAACGCTGGATCTCTAACTGTTAGTGGCATAGTTGGGGGTCAGGGAGTGGTGAGTCGGGAGTCGGGAGAAGGGAATAGGGTTAGCCGTTGACTAGTAAATCTTTGGCTGCTTCAGCCATTTCGGTTGAGTACTTTTTCAAATATTCAGCTGCTTCATAAGGGTTGCGATCGTAGATTTCCATGAATCTAGCTTTGTGGTCGGTGGTGGAAGAATTGCCAGTAGGAGCTGTGGGAAATGTGGGGGTAGTTGGTGTTGATGTTGGTGGTTGTTGGTTAGTCGAGTTCGGTGGTGTTGGTGGAGTTGCTGGTGTTGGTGGGGTTGGCGGGTTTTGCAGCGCCGCGATTGCTTCTAGGACTTGATTGAGTTGTGAACGGATTTGCTCGATTTCAGTTGGTGAGTTGTTGGCTGCTGGTTGTGTTTCTGGAGTTGTTTGCGACGTTTGCGACGTTTGGTTTGGCTGATTGTCTGGAGTTGTTTGCTCTGCTGTTTCCCCTTCTTGCATGGTGAATCCCGTTAGGGGATGCCATGCTTGTTCTGCTCGTTTGCGGATTTGAGTCGCTTGGGTGAGAAATTTCTTGAGATTGGTCGCTGGGTCTACCATCTAGCACTTCCTGAATAAAGGTATCGATTGCGATCGCATATTCTCCGCTTTCTGGGTCTTTAGCAGATCGCAGGGTTCTGGCTACTGTGGCTATGCCATTGAGAAATTCATAAGCAAAGCCTTCTTTGAGTAGGGTTTCTAATTCGCCATCGCGTTTGTCGGGGAATAGGAATCTCAAGCATTCCTTCACGTTGACTCCCATCCGCAGTAGGTTTCTACAGACGATGGATTTGGTGAGTTGGTCGCTGGGAGATTCCTGAAATACATCGCCTAAATATCGCCAATGGACATCATAATCGTTCCCAATTTTGGCGGTTAAGCCATCGTGTTCTGCCATTTGCAACATGAGGCTGTATGCTTGTGCTATGCCATACGTGAGATAAGATTCAGCGCGGCGGTTGGCGGTTTGAATTGTCCTGCCGAGAACTGTTCTAATTTCAAAACTCGTACCGTTTTTGGTAGCGCGGATTTCTGATTCGTCTACGCTGCCCAGTGCGGTTCTAATCTTCAGGGCAAAGTTGTTGATAAACTCCAGGGTTTCGCCATTGATGGGTTCTGGGGAAGCAAAGCCGATCTGCTCCCCTTCCTCCAGGTTGTCGAAAATACGCCGCGCTTTAATCCGTTCGTGCGATCGCGTGCTGCCATATCCTGCTGCTGCTGCGACAGAGTGGCGATCTTCAATCATCCCCGCCTCAGTCATCTCTTGTTTGCTGCGGGATGAATAGAAAATGGGTCCACCAAAAAATTCTAGGTTGCCGTGTACCTGGTCTACCTGCCAATCGTGGGATTCGATCTGTCCTTCTAGTTTGTCAAACTCGCTCTTACCACGCTTGCCCATCCCGCAGGGCTTGTTGTCAATCACTATGCAGGGAATCATTTCATAGGGGTTGGGTGTCACGCTGTCGGGAACCGAGCTATCTGCAATGTTGCGATCGCTATCCCACTTTTCAATAGAGTTAGCAGTAATGCGGATTTTGGAATAGCGGGTTTCCTCGCCTCCCTTGTCGCTTTCTACTTGATAGGTGGTGTTGATAATGACAGTTTCTAGATCGCCGTCAGCATTGAAGTAGGGTTTAAATTCTTCCTTTTGGTAATAGTTGAGCCGATAGCTCTTGCCATTGGGTCGGATATATAAAAGGATGCTGCCAGAAATCGCGCCCTTCTCCCAGATATCCGTGAGGTAAAGACTAGTCTTGTTCTCCTTCCACAACTTTTGTAAAAATGTAGCTCGGATGTTATCTGTATCGAATGCTGGATAAAGTTCTATGCCTTTACGCCACAGAAATAAATCCACTTGTTGTAGGTGGAGTTGAGGAATGAGTGACAATCCTTTGCCTTGAGTAATGTCTGCGAGCTTTGCCATTCTTCACTCATCCTTACTGCGTTCTCTTTTCTCTGCTGGTTTTAGAATTGTGCCACCAATTGTTAATGTAGTGCTGCATAAGTATATGAAGTTTTGCTTATCTTTGTCAGCAGTTCCAGGGAAAAAGCTGACAATTGCTCCTGCTGCTAGACCGATAATTACAAGTGCATATCCTCCCGCTCCAGCATCAATTAAGTCGCGCATATAGTTTTTGATAGGATTAAATAATAGCATTTAGAATTATTTGCATATTTCTAGTATCTGCTCCGATCCTGACGTTTTGAGTGAGAAGCCTGAAAGTTATTCAAAGTCTTACACTAGGTTAAAAAAGCGGTAAATTACATAGACAAAATTAGAAATTGATACATTAATAATCGCCACCACTCAGAGCTTTTCTAGCTTTGAATAACTTAGTTAATGCGTGAGTAAATGCATCCGCGCAGTCGTCATGAGCGCAGATGCCAAACTGTAGGAGTTCTTCTATTAGTATTCCCAAAGAGCGCGATTCATTGAAGATGACTAGCAGTTGCTCTAATAGTCCAGTCACCGCTTGTAATCGCTGTTGCTTGTCGCCTCTGGGGATGACATCTTCGCAGCGGATGCTCAGACTTTCTTCTATAGCCAGCCGTTTAAATTCGGGTTTGAAAGCAGCTTGATAGGCTACAGATTCAATCTGCACGGTAAGGTCACGGGTGGTGGGATGGAGTTCGCGAAATAGTTTAAATATCTCAATAGCTGTTTCGTAAATTGTCCAGCGTCCTCGCCGCATATCAATGACATAGTAGTTTTTGCCTCTCTTGCCAATGGCAACTAATGCAGTGTAATCAGCCGACTCCTTCTTAGATGCAGCCAAGTCAACACCAATTGCGATCGCATCAAACTTGTCCGGTATGCTTCCCCTGACAATCCATTCCGGTTTGACAATGCAGTTTTCTTCCGATAGCGGTTCGTTCTGATATTGCGAAGCAAAAGTTATCGGGTTTTCCTCGCGAATTGCCCGTAGCTCCTCAAGCGTGACGTATTCCTGCCAGTAAGATATTTCACCTTCTGGAGTGTCGATAATTGCCTGCTGTGTAATCACCTGCCAATTATTCTTAGGAGTGAAAGTAGTACCGTGGATATCATCAACGCGGTAACGAGTACATGAAGCAAGCGCCCGTCCGCCTGGGACTAGGGTAGGGCGCAAGACTTCACCCCACCACCGCACCATTCCAGCACGGATAATAGGATTTGCGATCGCATCGCTGCTCTTGATTGGATCTTCTAGGACGATTAGATCGCTTCGTCGTGATGCAATGCCTCCCATCGCGCCAACTGCTAGCACGGTAGGGTCTTTGAGGATTTGGGTAAATCCGGCTAGAGGGCGATCGATAAACCACGCGCCGTCACTCCAACGTCTGCTAGGAAAGATATGGGGAAAGACTTCGCGGTATGCCTCCGACTCGATCAGCTGCTTGATTGCCACTGAAATAGATAGAGCAATATCCTCGCTGAAGCTAACTAAAATGACGCGGATACCAGGGTTATGTCCGATAATCCAAGCGATCGCAATAGATATCCACGTCGTCTTAGCAGCGCCTCTGGGTGCAGCGATTCTGAGATTAGAGCCAGCTACAAGTTTGAGTGCTGTGCTGTTTGTGTTAGTGACAATAGCATCCAGCCATTCTTTATGGTGAGTAGCTGGTCTGAGTCCGCTCAGGTGTTCGCCAAAGATGCCTAGGTTATTCCTAGCTGCGAGTGCGCGATCGCTAGGGGTAATTTGAGTTGCTGCTCTGGCTTGTTGAATAGCCTGCCATGCATAGGGGAGCCAGAGTTTAGTCATTTATCTTAGTTAAGGCTGCATGAATCCCAGTCTCTAAAGCTTGCTCGAACGGACTGCCCTTGAATATAGTCTTGAGTTCCTCTGCTAGTTGAAAAGCGCCTGCCATGAGTAGGGCATTGCGATCGCCAACTGTTTCTAGCTTGTGCAATTCGCTTGATGCCTGCCGCAATTCTCGCAATAGGGATACTACATTGGTTAGCTTGGACTCGGTAGTTGCTTCTGCTAAGTCGTCTGCTAGTAGTTCTTGCAGTCTATCGAGTAGCTGCGCCGCTAGACAGACAGACATTTGCAATAGACCAGGAGCATCAGCACCGAGGTATTGCTCGGAGAGATTGTTGATTGCGATCGCAACATTGCCTCTGGGTCGGTTGGATGTCCACCAGCTAGAAAGATTTTGGATACTCACTTGATGTCCGCGTTCTGCTAGCCAAGTTTGCAAGTCGGGATAGTTGGCATTGAAGCGGATTAGTTTGTTCCACTCGCGTGTATCATCATCGCTCAGTTGAGATAATGCTTTATTGACTATTGATTGTGGATGTTTGGTTTGCGATCGCTTGTCAGCAGAGTTCCGTCTTGCCATCTCTCGCCGTGCTTGCCTAAGCAGATATTCTCAACTTTGCCGTTAATTCTAAGATGAGCATACACGTATCGCTTATTACTAATCAACCGAGATTGTACGGTGAACTTATATGTAGAGCCTTGTATAGTCAGTGTTTGCTGCGTCCAGTCGATTGATTCAATGTCACGTCTACGCATGTGGGAAGGATTGCGAAAGGGTTTGCGATAACTTCGTTCAGCTTCGCTAACGCATTGAATTATAGAGTAGTAATAGAAGCAAGAATAAAGATAGAAATAGATAATGACTAATAGAAGTAATAGAAGTAGAAGTATAACTAAATTGGTAGAAATAGAAATAATAGAATTGGTTGAATAAATAGGAGGAAAGATAGTAGAAGTAATAACAAACATAGAAGTAAAAACAATAAATAGTAGAAATAATAATAGGAATAAATAATAATAAGAACAATTAATAGAAATAATAGTAAGCAGATGTTTTTTTAATGTTTTTTTCTTTTGTGTTTATTTGAATTTGCTGGGGGCGATGGGGGCAATGTATTTCTCGCCGCTAGCACTTTTTCGGCTCGAATAGATTTACGCCACAGTTAGTAATCCCAGCGGACGCGATTCATTATGCGATTGAATCCACCGCTAAATCTGCAATCTACGTGGACAAATCCCTTTTTAGCGCCGTATCCCAAGGCATCACCCCAACGCTTATCCAGCCAAGTTTGAAAGTCGCTAATATTGCCAACTATGGGGTAAATATCAGCTGCTAGTCCGATAGTATGCTTGCTGTCTCTGACTCCGCCAACTTGGGTGTTGATTGGTTCGGGGCGATACCAGCTCGTTACACCAATGGGACCCCAAGCCTTTCTAACTTTGTCCAGTTCTCTAGCCAGTACCAGGATGTTTCTCTCAGCAGGTGAGTTGATTAAGGGAATTCTGCGGCGATCGCCTTGGGTCACTTCAGCAACGGTAAAGAATTCCGATATGTAACAGCGGGGATTATTCCAGTCAATCAGTCCGGTGTATCCTTTGCGGATAGATTCGCTTGCTGCTACTGATTTTCCTTCTGGGGTGATAGGGGCTTTTAGGGGGGTGCGAAATGTTTTGACCCACTCGCATTCATCAGAAGTCAGTCCGGCTTTGTCTAGTTCTGACTGTAACAGTCTTAGGGCTTTAATCTGGTGGGGAAGTTCGACGTAATTTCTGGCAACCTCAAAAATCTTAATTGTCATGCTCTTGCTCTTTGGGCTTGGGTTTTCTGGATTTTGGGGAAGCGGGTTCGACAAGTTCCATCGGTTCTACTTCTGGTGTTTCTTTGGTTGGTGGTGGCTGTCCGATAAATTCCAGATCGCTCGTTTTGAGAAAAGTGCGATCGCTACCGCCGTATGCGATCAGGGCTTCCTCGCCGTCAATTTTAATCACTTCGAGTTTTCGTCCGAGGTATAGGGCTTGCATGGGGTATTGTACTAAGGGTGTACTCTTCTTTACGCATTTAACATTACATTAGTGAAGTATAATGCGTAAAGAAAACAAACATCATATTCTGTAAGCATCTTGGCATGAAACTAGTCGGGTACGCTCGTGTTTCTAAGTCCGAACAAGCAGAAAACTCTAACGCTTTAGAACAGCA